GCGATCAACTACGCCGAACTGATTCCCGTTGAGACCGAGCTGCCTGAGTGGGCCGATAGCTGGGATTACATCAGCTATGACGGCGTCACTTTGGGTAAATTCATCGGCTCCAGCGCCAATGACCTGCCGAAAGTAACCGTCAACGCCAACAAGTCGTCGGTGCCGATTGGCTACGCCGGCAACATGTACGACTACAGCCTGGACGAGCTGCGCAAGTCGCAACAGTTGCGCATTCCGCTGGACACCACCAAGGCTCGCTTGGCCTTCCGTGGCGCTCAGGAGCATACCCAGCGCGTTGGGTACTTCGGCGATACCTCTCGCGGAATGACAGGCCTGTTCAACAATCCGAACCTGGCCTTATCGAACTCGACCCTGAACTGGTTCGATCCGGCAACTACTGGCCAGCAGATCATCGAGGACATCGACGACTTCCTCGGCGATATCTGGACCAACTCTGCCACGGTGCACGTTCCAAACGTTCTGGTGCTGGATTCTGCCCGCTGGAGGCTGCTCAACAGCCGGCCCATGTCGAAAGAACTGCCGAATACCACCATTCTGCAGTACCTGAAGACGAACAATGTCTACACCGGCCTCACTGATCAGCCTCTCCGAGTTGTTCAGCGCTTGCAGTTGTCGGCCACCCAGCTTGCCGCTGCTGGCGTGTCCAACGGCAACAAGGACCGCATGATGGCTTACGAACTGAACTCGGAGAACCTGGCAATGCAGGTGCCGATCCCGTGGCGCTCGCTTGCGCCACAGATGCGCGGCCTGATGGTCGAGGTGCCTTGTGAGTACAAGTGCTCCGGCGTCGAGGTGCGTTTCCCGTTCTCTGGCGCGTACCGCGACCAGTTCTAACCAGACGATCCTTGGCCGCCTCCGCTCAGCCCGGGGCGGCGGCCAATGATTCCGGGCGAGGATTCAACATGTTCCTGAAGAACGAAGCAGCACGACTGATCACCATCCATCACCTGGTTAACGGCGAGAAATCGTCCTACCCAATCCTGCCAGGCGAAAACCCGGCCGTGGAAGTGCCTGACGCGGTCGCGAAGATCGATTTCGTCAAGACGCTGATCAAAAACGGCGACCTGCGCGTCGCTGATGCTGACGAAGCGGAAGCTGATGACGACAGCGATGACGAAGATGACATCGATGCCCTGCGCGAACAGGCCGGCCGAGCGGGCGTGAAGGTCAACAAGACGTGGGGCGCTGCGCGACTCCGCGCCGAAATCGAAAAGGCTACCGCGTAATACCCGGGCGCCTGGCGCCCACTCATTCAAGGTGAACGCATGCAAATCACTCCGGAAATGATCGCGGCATTTCGCGCCGATCCGCTGATGAAGGCGTTCCTCGACTCGACAAAATGGCCCGATGCGGTGATTACCGAGGCTTTGTGCGAGGCCGATACTGAAACCGGCTCGTCCCGCTGGGGTGCGCTTGAGCTCACATGCTGCAACTTCAAGTGGCGCGGCATGAAGTACTACGCCGCTCACTGGCTGTCGACGAACTTCGGCTCGCTCGGCGCCGGCGGCACCCCGAACCCCGAGGCCCGGCTCAACGTTGCCGAGAAGTCGGTCGGTGATGAGTCAATCAGCTACCGCGTCCCGCAAATGATGGACGCTGGTACCGACTGGCTGACCTACACCAACTACGGCCAGCAGTTCTACCGGCTCAAGAAGCGCGCCGGGATGGGCGCCAAGGCGGTCTGATGATCAACCTCGACATCCAAGGCTTTCAGGAACTCCAAGACGAGCTCATGAAAGAGCTGTCCGTCCTGAAGTCCGACAAGGTCGTCACCATCGGCATTCATGAAGAAGCCGGAAACGTCGAGTCGGGCGACATCACCATGGCCGGCCTGGGCGCGACCCATGAGTTCGGCGCCGATATCAAGCATCCGGGCGGGACATCCTACGGCTACGCCAGCAAGGCAGCCGCAGACCGCGACGAGGTGCGTTTTCTGAAGAGCGGCGCCGGTTACATGGTGCTTGGCGTTACTCAGCCGCACGACATCAACATCCCAGCGCGTCCATGGCTTGAGCCTGGGGTCGAGAGCGCCACACCCGAAGTCCTGGCCACGATTCAAGACGGCATGGACGAAGGCAAGACGATGGACCAGATCCTCGAGTCCATCGGCGTTGTGGCTGAGGGTGCGGTGAAGGTCTACATGACCGAGCTGAAGACGCCGCCCAACGCGGCCTCGACCATCCGCAAAAAAGGCAGCTCCAACCCGCTGATTGATAAGGGCGCGATGCGCCAGTCGGTCACGCACAAAGTGTCCGGCGAGAAGGTAACGGAGGGTCTGGAATGAGCCTGAACATGGAAGGCCAGATTGACGACGTGTTCGTCAGCGTTGCAGCAAGCCGAACCGTTACTGGCGGGGCCTTGGTCGAGGGCATTTGGGTACCTGGTCCGCCAGTCACCACCGAGTACAGAGTAAACATCCAGCCAGCCAGCGACAGGGAAGTAGATTTCATTCGCCAGGGTGGTGAGCGGATCACCGACGTGCGCCGCATCTACATCAACGAAGGCGACATGCAGGGCATCGACCAGACCGGCATATGGGAATTTATCGGCCAGCAGTGGAAGGCCGCCAAGTGTGACAACCGGTACTGGCGCAACTACTGCAAAGTGATCGTGGTGCGCATCGATGACCAATGAAGAGCTTTTCAAGAAGCTGCGCCCGATTGTGATGCTGGCAACCGGCGTGCCTGAATGCCTGCTGGCCGACCAGACCGGCCCCGGCAGCATGCCCGCGCCGAAGGGCGCATACGCGACGATCACGCCGCGGCAGTCCGTCAGTGAGCGCGGCCAGGCCAACATCGTCTCCCGCGACGTGCCAGGCGAGCAGGTGGAAGTCGATGTCCGTGCGCAGATCATGTGTTCGTGCAGCGTCAACTTCTACCGTGGCGAGGCAATCATGTTCGCCGAGCGCCTGAAGCAGGCCAATAAGCGCCCCGACGTCAGCGTCATGTTGTTCAAGTCGAACATCGGCTGGAACAGCACCGATGCGGTGAACAACCTGACAAGCCTTCAGTCGGCCAACTTCGAGCAGCGTGCCCAGATCACCATCCGCTTGATGTACGAAACCAGCAGTCTGCCTGTCATCAACAACATCCTGAGTGCCAGCGTGGCATTCGAGAACGAGCGCGCCGAAGTCATCCAGACCTTCAGCGTGCAAGTCGACCCATAACCCCATGGAGCTAGCACAGTGAGCTATCCAGCTACCAACATCATCCGGATTAATGCCCGGATCAGCCCGGCAGGCCTGGGCAATGCGAACTTTGCCAGTGCCATGCTGTTCGCGCCGCAAACCTCGCTCCCGGTCGGCTTCGCGCCGGACACCTACCGTTCTTATTTCAGCCTGCCGGCACTGGCGGAAGACTTCGACGACACGACCGAAGTCTACAAGGCCGCCCAGCGCTGGCTCGGTGGCGTTCCGGCGACTCGCGAATTGAAGGTGTGGGGCGCCGCAACGGCAGATGCAACCCGCGTCGCTACGCTCAACAAGGCCAGGGACGTGCTCTGGTGGTACTGGACCATGTGGACTGCCCCGATCCTGGCTGTGAAGGCGGACGTGCTGGCGATCGCGCAATGGTGCGAAGACAACACCAGCATGTTCATCGACAACCAGACCGGCGCATCGGCTACCGAGATCCGCGATCCGGCCGACACTGACGATATCGCCACGCAGCTGACCTCTGCCGGCTTCCGCCACGCCTTCACGCCAGCGCATGCGACAGATGCATATTCCGGCTCGGCGCTGGCCAAGCACTTCGCCGCGGTGAACTACAGCGCTGACCGCTCGACCATCACTGGTGAATTCAAGAAGTCGCCAGGCGTCACTGCTGAATCGCTGACCGGCACCGCTTACACCGCGATGCAGAGCGATACGAAGAAGGCTGTTTTCTACACCGTCGTGGACAACCAAGGCTCTACCGACTCCGGCCGGTGGCTCAACACCCTGACGCACAGCAGCTACGGCGAATTCATCGACGACGTGGTAAACCTCGACGCGTGCGTGAACTACCTGACCACTTCGCTCTACAACGCGGTTGCCGGCCAGACCACCAAGTTGCAGCAGACGCCAGTAGGGCAGGCCGTATTGATCGGCGCCGCCCGCGCGACCATGCAGCAGTTCATCAGCAATGGCTACCTTGGGCCGCGCAACTACATCGATCCCGACGACGGATTGGAGAAATACACCGCCGGATTCGAGATCCTGACCAAGCCCGAGGACATCCTCGATCTATCGGACGCCGACCGTGACGCCCGCAAGTCCGCGCCTCTGCGCATCCGCCTGTTCCGAGCCGGCGCCATCCACGTTGTTGACGTTGACCTCGACGTTTATTGATAGGTGATCTGAATGAGTCTGAATGATTTCTCGAACGACCTGACCGTCGTCACCATCAATGGCCGGCAGATTCAGGACTGGGGCGAAACTGCCACCCCGTACACGGATGCGCCGATCGACCCGCGCAGCCAGCTGCGCCGAGGGCAGGGTGGCAACGCTGTTCGCCTTGATCGCCAGAATCCGGGGCGCGAGGTGAATATTTACCTCAACCCTGGGTCTTCTGATGCCGCATACGTACAGGGCCTGTACAACTCGAACGCCAACATCACGCTGACCTACACCCAGATCGGCACGCTCGAAACCGCTCTGGGCTCGGAAGGCGTGCTGGTGAACGACGGCCAGCGCGGCCGGGCAGGCTCAACCATCACGGACGACCAGTTCACGATGCAGTTCAACATCTGGGAAGCGACAAGGGGCTGATAGATGAGCGTGAAACCATTCACCATCGGCGGCGTGCAGTACAACGCCGCCATGGCCAGCGCTGTCGATCAAGACCGACTGATGTCCATGCTGTCCGGCGCCGTGCTTGAGCGATTCGCCACGGCGGCGCAGGCCGGCATTGAGGTTGATGACCAAGTGCTTTGCTCGATGTTCATGTCGATGCGCCAGGACGTGAAAGCCCAGGTCGTGCAGATACTCATGATCCGGGTGTTCATCAATGGCACTGAGCGCGCCGTCACCGTCGCCGACTTCGGCGGCAAGATGGTGCAGTACAACCAACTGCTGGCCGAGCTTCTGCGCTGGAACCTATCTGATTTTTTCGACTGGCTGCCAAGCGGCGAAAGAAGCCCAAGGCAGCCGGGCGCGCAAAGCGCAGCGCAGTAAATTGGTTTTTGATGCGCCCATGTGTCGGCATCACTGGCGTCTGCCCGCCGCTGTGCACCTGGGTTCAACTGGCTGATGGATCCCTGTCCATCGCGGACGTGGAGCGATTCAACCAGGCCATGGACGAGATGTGGGCTCAATACGAGGCTGTGACGAATGGCTAGCAAAGTTCTGAAGTCGTTCCTGATCGGCATCGGATATGACACCAAAGCCCTGGAAGCGGGCGACAAGAAGATCAACGCCAGCCTGAACGGCATCAAGTCTGGCGCCCTGGGCATCTCAGCGGCGCTGATTGGTGCTTTCGGCACGGCTGCCAGCGCTATCGTCGGGGTTGCTGGGCGCGTAGACAAGCTGGCCATGTCCACGCAAAACCTGCGCACGTCCCAGGCTGCCGTGTACAACTACGGCAACGCGCTGAAACTCATGGGTGGCGATGCTTCCGATGCAGTGGACACTCTGCAACGCTTCGAGGAAATCCAGAACAACCTGCGCCTCAAGGGTGATGCCGGTCCGATCGGCGACCTCGCAACGGCTGGCATCGATGTGAGCTCGCTCTACGCGACGAAGACCGGAGAAGAGTTCATGCGTGCGCTTGCGGAGATGATTCCGCGGCTGGATGAAGGGCAGCGCGCCCAGGTTCAAAGCTCTCTCG